GCGGCCATGCGCCTGCAGTTCAGCCAGCAGGTGCTGCAGAGCAACCCGAAGTACCAGGCCCAACTGCAGCAGGACCCGCTGTTCCAGGCTAACCTGCAGAAGTACCTCGAGAACCTGCAGTTCAGCATCCAGCAGCAGCAGAACGCGGTCACCGGCCGCCTGGGGGTGCAGGCGTGAACGAGGAGCAGCTCAAGGAGGCGCTGTCGGTCAGCGACGAGCACCCGGTGATCAAGGCGTTCCTGCAGATCATCTCCGACCAAGAGGAGTCCGAGGTGTTGGCCGGCATCCTGCCCAACCTATCCGCCGAGGACCGTGCCTACAACTGCGGCCGGGCGGCTGCCATCAAGGATCTCAGCAGCTCCATCAGGCTGCTGCGAAGTGCTAGCCAGTTGACTTCCGGTCGGCCATAGGCTCTCACTCAATCAACGGCTTCTGGGTTGGCCTGTAACAACCCTGGCGCACCATACCCGGCTTGCAGGGTCTAAACCGCATGGACATCCCGAATGCTACTACGCAGGAAGCGACACCTGCCCAAAACACGGCACCGCCCCCGATCAACCCGATGCAGTTCGACGAATCGGCGTTGGCCAAGCTGCTGAAGACACGATTCAGCGGGGAGGAAGACAAGGCAGCACCCGTCGAGCAACAACCGCCGGAGTCTGAGACCGCGAGTGCGGAAGATCAGGCCGAGGCTGCGGAGCCGACCGCAGAACAAACGGAACCACGGGCCGAGTCGCCCGAGGAAGTTCTTTCGGAAACGGAGGAAGAGGAGGAGTCGCTGGGTGTGCGCAAGCGCATCGACAAGCTCACTCGCCAGAAGAAAGAGGCGATGGAGCGTGCCGAGGCGTTGGAGCGCGAGCTCAACGATGCGAAGGCGAAGCTCGAGCAGACGGCCGATCGGCCTGTTGCTGTTGCGAACCAATCCGACCCTTTCAGCGACGTCTGGGACGTGACCAAGCTCAATGATGAGTGGACCAAGGCCCGGAACCTGAAGCGGTGGTGCGAGGACAACATCGACGGGTGCGAGGTGGACGGCAAGGAGTACAGCGCGGAGGACGTGAAGCAGATCCGGCGGCGTGTAGAAGACGCCATCGACCTGCACATCCCCAACCGTGCTCGGTTCCTGCAGTCCTACCAGCAGATCAAGCCGGTGGCCGAGCAGCTCTATCCTTGGTGGAAGGACCGTTCCAGCGCCGAGTACACGGCAGCGCAGCAGGTCTTGCGGCAACTGCCGCAGATCTCGCAGCTCCCGGAGTACCAGGTGCTGATCGGCGACTTCATCGAGGGGCGGCGCCTGCGTCTGGAGCGTGAGTCTGCGAAGGGGAAGCCCTCGTTGCCTCGTGTTCCTGCGAAGGCCCCGAGCCAGCCAGGCAAGCCAACGGCAGCGCCCGTGAAGAAGGACGCAGCCCAGGCCCAACTGCAGGCCGCCAAGTCCCAATTCCGACGCTCTGGATCAACTACTGAACTGGCTCAAGTACTGAAAAGGATGCTCTAACCATGCCCCTGCTCCAACCCAACCAGGGCGGCTCTGTGCCGCTCGCTTCTACGTCCGCGGCCCGTGAGGATCTCGCGGACTACATCGCCATCGTCGACGCCAAGTCGACCCCGTTCGTGTCCATGTCTCCCAAAGGCAAGGACATCGGGAATATGCAGTTCTCTTGGCTCGTGGACAATTATGGCGCCCCGGTGCTTCAGGGTGTTGTTGACGGCACCGACGTGACCGTTGCCAACGCTTCCAACCCGGTGACCAACCGGACCCGTCTGAACAACTACGGCCAGGCGTTCCGCCGCGACCTCCGCATCGGCTTCATCGCCGAGACGCAAGATGTGGCTGGCGTCACCGATGAGTTGGCCAACGGCATTGCCAAGAAGCTCGTCGAGATCAAGCGCGACATGGAGTCGACGTTCCTGTGCACAAACCAAGCTTCCCAGGCCGACAACGGCACCAGCAACGCCTATCTGACCGGCTCGCTCGGCAACTGGCTCAACAGCACCAATGCCTCGAACATTGGCGCCTGCGCTTCCGGTTCGCCGTTCCTGCCGGCCTCCGGCGCGGTTGACACCACGGCCAGCGCCTCCTTCACCGAGGCGACCGCCCAGAACGTGCTGACGGCCGTCTACGGCAACACCGGCACCTTCCGGGACTACGATTGTATCCTCGGCACCACGCTCAAGCGTGCCTTCACCAACCTCACGGCCTCCGGCACGACCCAGGTTGCCAATTCAAACAGCATCGCCGCGACGAGCGTCCGCACGTTCAACCAGGACCTGTCGGCCGACACCTTCAAGGCGTCGATCGACATCTTCGAGGGCGACTTCGGCCGCCTGATCCTGCACCCGTCCACCTTCATTGGCGGCAAGAACGGCACTTCGCTGTCTGCGCAGGCCTACAAGGGCTACGTCATCCCGATGGACATGGTCGAGGTGCGTTACGCCAAGCTGCCCCAGGTCAAGCCGTTGCCTGACGCCGGTGGTGGCCCTGGCCGCCTCGTCGAGGCGATCGCCGGCCTGGTTTGCAAGAACCCGTCCGGCTTCGGTATGTTCAACGGCGCGAGCTAATCGTCGCCACACCGGGGGAGGCCTGCACAGGGCCTCCCCCTCTTCCCCTTTCCAATGGTTCACAATTCCGCCACCTCGGTACTCGCCAACGCCCTCGACGACCTGCCCGGCGAACTGCGCCGCGCCGTCATCAAGGAGTTCCAGTCCGGCATCCAGAAGGACTGGGTGCAGGCCGGCATCGACCAGAAGCGCATCGCCAGGGATTCCCAGGCCGACCTGCGCAGCATCGACGGCATCGGCCGTCTTCGGATGCGGATCGATCCGACGCTCTACCATGCCTGGGGCACCAAGTACGGGTACGATTGCTGGAAGGATTCCCAGTTTCTCAAGGAAGTGGAGCGTGACAACCCCGAGGTGCGAGTGCGCTGCGGGGCTACACGCTTGCAGGTCGGTTTCAGCGGTGGCACAAAGCGAAGCAGCCAGAAGTTCAACCTATGAATGTCGGAGCAAATCGTCAGTTGGCCGGCGAGTACGGTGGTCGATACATCGACGCCTCGGCCGGCACCGTGACCGGCAACTGGATGGAGATCCATGCGGTCTCCACGTCCATCCTGGGCACCGTGTCCTCCAACATCACCAACTTCCCTGCCGGCGTGACCATTCAGGCCGGCGACTCGATCTCGGGCGTGTTCACCTCGGTGGCTGTATCCTCCGGGGCGATCATCGCCTACAACCGCAAGTGGGTCTGAGATGCGACTGGGACTCGGCCTAGGACTCGGCGTCGAGCAAGCCCTTGGAGGGGCTGGCGGCGGCGCCGACCTACCGATCATCCGGCGCGACCTGCTGCGAGAGGACGATGGCTTCACCCTCCTCGAGTACGATGAGGGGCAGCCGACCTACAAGATCGTCATCACCTACGGTACATTTGATTCCTTGATGCTGGAGGACGACGTGACTTTCCTTCGGCAAGAGGACGACGGAAAACTCATCATCCAAGCGAACTAGCCATGGCAGACACCAAAATCACAGCCCTAGCTCCCATCGGAGCAATTGACCCGGCGAACGACGTCCTCCCCATCGTGGACGTGTCGAACAACAGCATGGCTGCGTCCGGCACGACCTGCCGTGTGACCACAAACCAGCTTCTGCAGGCTAATGCGATCGCAAGCCTCGCCTCCGCCACCATCACCGGCGATCTGACGGTGGACACCTCGACCCTGAAGGTGGATTCGGCGAACAATCGGGTGGGTATTGGGACGGCGAGTCCGGGCTCTGCTCTTGACGTTCGATTCTCAACAAATCCTGCAGTCGACAACGCTGTACCAACCAATGCGTTGCGGGTTTTTACTTCAGTCGCTCAAGCTGTTGATGTTGGTGGTCAGATTGGTCTTGGTGGATTGTACGATGCCACAACCTTTCAAGCTTTTGCCAACATAAGCGGCAAAAAGGAAAACGGCACCAGCGGAAACAATGCTGGATATCTAGTCATTGGCACCTGTAATTCCCTTGGCACGATGGCGGAACGCTACCGCATCGATTCCACCGGAGTCAGCACTTGGTCCGTCAGCGGTTCCACCGCCATGACCCTGAACTCCACGGGGCTGGGCGTGGGGGGAAGTCCGCAAGCAAAGATTCACGCGATTGATTCTAGCGGTGTCTGCGCGTTGTTTAGCCGAGCTGCTGCGCCTGCCGCTGCCTTAGCCGCTGTCACCATTCAAGCCCCCGTCTCAAGCGGGTTCAGCTCAAACCCAGTTCTCAACTTCTGGTTTCAGAACGCAGGCATTTCAAACCCCGCAAGCGAGTGTCTTGCTATTCGCACGAGTAGCGCCGATCGGATGTATTTTGACTCCACCGGCAACGTCATCTCCAACGTAACCGGAACCGCTCCAACTCTGGCCGCTAACAGCCAAATGGTTTTCAATCTGACCAGCAACACCAACCTTCGCATCTCGGTTCGTGGCACCGACGGCACCACCCGCACGGCCAACATCACCCTCGCCTAATCCTATGCCCACCATCTCTTGGATCATCGAACGCCTCTTGGTCAAACCGACCGAAGGCGCTCTGACTGACGTAGTCATCAC